CCGTGTATTACCCCCAAAAGAATTAAGTCTCTAATTAAAGTTCCAACAACATCTCCAGCATTTTGAGCAGTTATAGCATTCAAATCAGCTGTGTAGTTTGGTGTGCAGTTAGTTAAAGCCCAATTTGTCTTAGCTCCAGCACTATCAGAACGCATAGTGTCTTTTTGTCCGCCTTCTAGAATATCAGTCATTAGTTGATTACATCAGAAAGAAGATAAACAGCGAATGGGTTTGGTCTTATTGCTTCTCCCTCAGCCCAGACTCTTACTGTCTTTCCGATACCCTCATCATTTACTATTGCAGTCGATAAAGGCATAAATTCTTTCCATACAACTGCTTTATCAGGAATAAAGAAAGTAACTTGGTCAGCTGTAGCTAATTGAGAAACAACTATTTTAACTCCTAAGAGTTCCATAAGTTTTCCGTTTCCGACTTTCTCACTTGAGAAGTTAGGTATAGAGCTTCCTTTAACATTTATGAGCCATCTCAAAAGCCATTTAGCGTTAATTGGGTCCATATAGGCTACAACATTTCCAGTGTCATAGCTATAAGTTCTCATAGATAATAAAGCATTTTCGAAGTCTGTTATTGGGTCTGCTGTTGCATCAACATTCCAGAAACTTCCTGCTGCTGTTCCACAGCCTCCAGCTGTCATAACAGTTTGAATTCTTGCGTCCATTTGATAATTAACAGCTCTAACAGTATCTTTAATCATGTCGCCCCATACATCAGGGTCACAATCTTTCAAATCTTCCAAGCTAATCATAGGCGAAGAAGCAAAGTATTTCTTTACGTAAGAAGTTGTTCGAGTATAGCTTGGCTCTATTACAACTGGCAGAGACTTGCTTGATGTATTTCCGATTAATGTGCTTGTTATTGTTGTAGTTGTTGGGCTTGTTAAGAAGCCTGCTGTCTTGATATACCATCTTATTTCTCTTGCCGAAGCTGGCATAACTCTGCAATAATTTTTAAGGATAACTCCCTCTTCTGCGAAGCCCTCTACAAGCTTGGAAATCTGAATTCCACGGATGTCAGCCATCGCATTTGTATCTGCCATTATGCGTAAGCGGTGTTATTACACCCGACATTTAATTCAACAAGAACTGTTTCACTATCTGCTCCTGAAGTTTCTAAAGCCAATCCTAGAGTTTTACATCCTATAGAAGTCTTTGTAGCAGCTTGAACTTTATTTGCATCTGCGCTTGAACTTAATGCATCTCCACATGTGAAGGCTGCCTTTGCTGTCATCTTGAAAATTCCTCTCCTATAAACTGCAATTTTAGTTTTTCCATCATTAGCAATTTTCTCTTCTGCAGCAATTCCTGCAATAACATCTTCTGAGTCTGTAGAAGCTGTAACAGTCATAGGGTCTGCTAATTTACAAGTATCTCCCTTTTCTATTGCTGAAGCATCTCCGACTGTAAATGCTATTGGTAAATCTGTTTCATAGACTAAAACTGAAGGTACTGCGTCTCCCATGATAATTATAAAATCCCCTACTTAATAAATCTTTCGGCTTACCGATTAACTAACTATTTTATTTTTCCACTCAAAACTCTATCAGCATATTCTTTTGCAGTTTCCACAGCTGGTTTTACTGGAGCTTGTCCTGCCAAACTTCCCCCGCCTAACTGCCTTAAAACTTCTTGTCTTGCGATAAGTCGTTCTTCTCTTTCGAGAATCTTAACTCTCTCTGCAAGTCCTTCTTTTAGTTCTTTTGCTATCTTCTGCGCAGAAGCCACGAAATCTTCTTCCACAGCTTCAACACTCACTTTTTCTTGCTCTTGTGTGCTTTTATCTGGTTCTTTGTTTTCTTGTTCCATCATGAATATACTCTCTGAATTTTTTATTATAACTTTTTCTAGTTGGGGTTTCGTAATCTAAACAGACTGTATCAAAATCTCCAGCTGTTAAAATTCCAAATCCATCGCAGAGTTCTTCTATTCTGCATTTTCCCCATCTTGTGCATAGTTCTTTTTTCATTTGATTGGATTAGGTAATGCTACGCCTATGACTAACGCAATTATTCCGACTATACTCGCCAGTAATTTCCCATCTATTCCATTAAACAAGGCGCAGATTTCTATTGCAGTTAATCCTGCAATTCCAGCAGTTACAATTCTCCAGTCTATTTTTGTTTTTTTAGCCATCTTTGTTTGGATTGACATTTTTTTCTTTTAATTGTCCTGAATCTTTTTGTTTGTCTTTCTGTAAATCATCCATTATTGATGGAGCAGACTCAATTTTAAATTCTATCCCTAACTGTTCTTTTGCCTGTTCTTCGTTATAGAGTTTCATATCCCAAATCTCTTGTTCATATGCGATGATAATTATTTTAGATGATGCTTCTGTGGTTTCTGCCCCCCAACCCATAACAACCTCGGGCATTCCGCAAGCTGTGACAAAAGTTCTTATTAAGAATTTTATATATTCAAGTGAGTCTAAAGTTGCAAATTGTCCTGTGCTGACTTTCTTTATTTCCTTGAACACGCCTGCAGGGATTACGACATGCTCTTTTTTCTTAAAAGCATTGTTCAGCGTCGTGGTTATATCATTCAGCTTTATTGTGTCGTCAGTTTCAGCTTCATAGATGTCAGTAGGGAAAACATTTTTATGATAGAGCTCTCTCAGGTCAGATAATCCTTCATTTCTTGATAAAATCATTTCTTCCAAGCTTTCAAAAAAAGGTATGCCATGAATTTCATCAGCTATTCTTTCATAAGATAAATGGAAAATCTCATCAGGACTATAAAGTTGTTCTCTCCCTTCCTGCTCATAGCCTATAATTATGCCCTCGCTGTTTGCGATTATTGCGATTTTTCCCGGATTAAGTGGTTTAAGATTAGTGAGTCTTCCTTGATTATCTCTTATTTCATGCGCGAAAGAATCTCCACAAATCATAGCTACTTTCCATTGATTCTTTAAAACTCCCCTCGCTGTGTCTTTTCCAAAGCCTCTAATTTTATCCAGTTTTGCCTGATTCTTTGCATCAGCTTTTATTGCTCTTCCAAAAGTCCATGAAGCAAATTTATTTATTACAGCTCTCCCTTCTGCAATTTTTCTGTAATAACCATGCCATTTTGAGAATGCTGGAGTGTATGCAGTTCCATTTATCTGAGCGCCATCTGTATCTTGAAAACTTACTGAATATTCTGTGCCCTGATTAGAGAAATTAGTTGTCTGTCCTGTTCTTAAGGTTGTCATGTAGAATTAAGTAGATTGTGGTATTTAAATGTTTTACAAAATATTATTTGCCAATATTGTTCCTGCTCCTGCATCATTTATTGCTCCCGTGTGGTCTGTTCCTGTGCAATAATTTCCCATAAGAAGATTTGCAGAGCATCCTGCTGATGCAATGTTTATTTCGTATCTGTCATTATTGTAAAATTTGTTACTTGAAACTAGATTGTTTAGAGAACTCGTTTGTAAGTGTAATCCGTCATAGCTTGCAGTGTTTGCATAATCATTGTGAGAAAATTCATTTCCAGTTAAAACACAATCTTGCATGGTATAGCCCCACAATCCATGCTGTGTATTATTTGCGCAAGTGTTTCCAGCAAATGCACAACCATTACATGATTGACACAGAATTCCTACTCCGTTGCTGTCGCAAATATTTCCAGATATTGCAATGCTTCCTCCATTTGTAACTGAACCACATGTTAAAACATAAATTCCACATCCATCTGTTGCTGCGTTGCAATTGTTTCCTGTAAGTGTATGCCACCTTGTTGATTCTAGGAGAATTCCATTTCCACCATTTGCTGTTGAAATTATTTGATTCCCGTATGTTGTCCCATGTTGAGCATATAGGAGATAAATTCCTGAAACTCTTTGTTGGAAAAATGCTGCCATCCCTGTACCTGTCCCACAATTATAAACAATATTTCCGGACACTATGCAGTTTTCACATGGGTTTGTGTAGCCCTGGATAAAAATTCCCACCCATTTGCAATTCTCACAATAGCAGTTGTTGATTAAATTTTTATTGCAGGTATTATCTAGTTCAATTCCTGTGCTTGCACAATTCAAAAAATAACACCTTTCTATTCTACAATTTGTAACTTTTTTAAAATAAATTCCGTTTGCAGTTTCCGCATCTCCCCCCCAGGTTGTTGTTGTCCCATCAAAATAAATGTCTTGAATTACTATGTCAGTATTTCCGCTGTTTGTGTTTGAATTTTCTATAATGTTTATATTTGTCGTTGTTGATTTTAAAATAGTTGTTTTTCCCTCTCCTTTTAGTGTTATAGAATTTTTAACTTTTATTGCTTCTTTTATCAAATATATTCCGGACTTAATTTTTATTGTTGCTCCTTCGCTAGGTATAGAGTTTATTGCTTCTTGTATTGTTGCAAAATCTCCAGTTCCATCAATTGCAACAACAAATTCTCCAGCACCCTTTCTTATTTTTCCTTGTCCTTGTGAAAATTCATCTGAGTGTGGGAAAATATTTTCCATTTCTTTTCCTAAATCCAAAACCATTTTAAACTCCTATGAAGTTCTGCACGCTTTGACTTTTCAGAAGATTTTCTATTGCCCTCATTTTCCATACATGAATATTTATCATGTCTTCTGCTTCAATTCTTCCCAGCGAATATCCTGCCATGTTATATTTGATTGCTTCAACAGCTATCGCCCTGCAAGCATATTCAGAAAAGAGCAATTTATAGACGGCGTTCAAAGTTGCCCAATTTGTAACAATATCATATTCTACTAAGGCGCATAAATAAGCCTCTGTATAGACTCCGACTATATCTTGCATAGTTGTAGTGAAACTTGTATCAACAAGTTCGCCCATAAATCCAGCAACATTTGTTGTGTCTGCGATTATTGTAGTATTTGTGTATGCTGCCATGTTAGAAAGAACGGCAGAAAATATTTAAATCTTTGCTATTTGAAGCCAGCCAAACACCTCTCACAATCCCTTCAGCCGGATGGTTATAACTCGCATAAATTTTTCCTTCATCTTCCTGCACCGACGATAAACTTGCTTTAATTTCATCATCATCCAATAATTCTATTTTTGAATTTTCCATTAAGACTAACAAATTATAATACATGTCTTCCTTTAGCAGTTTCTTGCTTCTTTCTCCATCCTTATCAGTTATTCTTGACGCATTATTCAGAGCCTCAGTTTTTCTTTTAGTTGCATCATTCTGCATTAACTCACTATAAACTCCAAACCCTATACCTCCATCATCCACACCAATTTTAGAAAATCTAAAAATTCTGTTTAATTCTATGATTTTTTTTGATGTGTCTGTTGTATAATTTCTCTTTTCTAAGATATTTTCTTTTTGAATGATTTTTTTATCGCTTCTTTTCTCTACAATTTCAAAAGCGCATTCATCATCTCCTAAACCCGCTACATCTACACCAATATAATATTTAGAATTTGAATTAACAATAAATCTCTCGTCGCGCTTTTTGATGCAAATTTTATTAATTAAATCATCATCAAAAAGGCGTCTTAGTTCATCTGTGAAGATTGCGAGAAATTCTTGGGCATAAGCCAGTTTTGACATCTTTATTTTCTGTTCTTCTAAGAATTCTTTTTTATGTCTTGGGCAGTCCTCAGCAGAAATATAAAATTTTTTGAAGCGGTTATCTTGAGAGCATTTATAAAAAAATTTCTCACTTCCATCTTTGTGTTTTTTTCCGTATGGAGTTGATGCAATATCCATACTTCCTTCAACAATGCTTAACATTGGAGAAACTGCGATAAAAAATTCTTCACTCATACGACTACCTTCATCAATCATTAATTTTTTTATTGTATAACCTCTCAGGCCCTCGCCTGTTTCTCCGGCTGCATAGCAAAAAATTCCAGTGCCATTTTTGAATAAAAGTTTGTGCATTGTGGGTTTATCCTTGTCTTTGCAGATTTCTTTAGGATATTTCTCGCTTGCATATGTGAGAGCTTTCGCGAGCATGTGATAAGCCTGTTTTTCTGTGATTGAGCAGATTAAAATAAACTCTCCCTTTTTGAAGTGAGTGATGCATAGTTCTATTGCTTTTATGCTCATTGCAGTTGTTTTGCCAACTTGACGCCCGCATAGGAGAAAACAGTCTTGTTCTGGCGCAGTTTCAATATAATCTTTTTGCCAGTTATCTAAACTCAACCAAGGGCGATTAATGTCATAGTTCATCTTCTTCCTCTAAGTCTTTTTGTTTTATATCTTCCAAAGGATCTTCCAATGGAGCGCCGCATATCCAGCATTCATCGGTTTTGCTTTCTTTGAAGTTGTAGATTGTTCCGCATTGGATGCATTGTTTTACCATAAAATTTTTTGTGGGATTCCAAGTCTTCTTTATTATTTATTTGTTAAAGTTCGCTATATGATTAACTAAACAACAACAAACTCACATCTATAAACATTGTTTAGTTCTCTCATTTGATATTGTAACTTATCTATTTCTGTTTGAGTTATATCATCTGGTTTGCATTGAATAAACTTAATTACTCTTGCTGTTACATCAATACTAATCAAATCAACACAACTATGCGAACCAGCACTTCTAATTACAAGATTACCCTTTGCTCTTTCATCTGCCATTACCTTATATTCTTTTCTTCTGCCTTTGATGTAGTTTTTATTTGACATCTTCTTCTTCTATGAACTTAAAAATATTAAATCCTTTCTCTCCCTTATCCCACTCTGATTTGAATTTGATAAATTGTTCTTCTGTTGCTTCTTTATTTGTTATCTCTTTATAATTCCTTAAAAAATTATCTCTAAATTTTCCCTCTTTTGTTTTATATCGTTCTTCTAAATCTAATCTCTCTTTTTCTTCTGACTCAATCTTTCCCTTTAATCTTTCTAACTTTTCAATCTCACTCTCTATTGTTTCTGTGTTCTTAACAATCAATTCTTTGGAGCTATTTATCTTATTGTTTATTTCTTCTAAATTTAATTTATCAAATTTAAAGTGATTTCTTAGAAGTCTATCAATTAGAGCAGATGCGTTTTCTTCTCCCCTAACTTTATTAAACATTTCTTCTGTTAATGAGATTGTTTTATTAACCATCACTTTTTATAGAAAACTACCTTTATATACTTTTCTATACTTACTTACTTACTTACTTACTTATATATAGTAGTAGTAGTAGTAGTAGTAGTAGTAGTAGTAGTAGTAGTAGTAGTAGTAAAGGGTTATTTAAGCACAACAATCACATACTTTTTGAACTCTATAAGGAATTTGTAATCCCTATACGAAGTTGAAAAGGGTGAGATTCCTGTGATTACCAGCTTGCTTGCATTAGCCGAGCCGAAGAATATCGGCTCGGCAAGCAGGCGAGCAACCTAACCAAAGCGAGCCTGCCATTAATTGCGAGCCAGCCGAGAGCCAGTTAGCGCAAGCGCTGGCGTCAAAGGGCGAGCCTATTCCAGCCTGCCCCTTTTTGCAGGCAACCCAGCAAAAAGAGCTGGCGGGCATAAGCAAAACCTGAGGCAACCCACAGGTTTTGCCTATTTCCCAGCCGAATTAAGAATTAATGAGGCGTTGAAACGCGTAGCGTTTCAAAGGCAAAGGAAATATATAAACTTTGTGCTGGGAAATGGTGGCATGCTGTCCCATGCCTTAATAAAAAATTTCCTAAAATGCAGCGATTGCTTGCTTTACAAGCTTCACACTTTCGGCCATTATGTTCTCGAAATCTTTTGTGCTTTTTATGGTGCTAGCATCTGCATTCTCTAGCATCACAATAAACAAATCTTTCGCATAACTTGTATAGATGCTTTTGTTTTTCTCTGCGCGCGCTTCTTCGAACTTTTCTTCTTTTATTGGCGCTTGTATTGCTGGTATTTTTTCTGTCTTTACTTCTGTTAGAATCTTTTTGATATTCTTGAATCCGTTTGTTTCTTGAACATCAACATTCACTTTTTCTCCAACTTTCTTTTTCAGAACTTCAACAAGCGAACCTTCGAAACAAGTCATCCTTCCTTGGTCAGTTTCAAAAGAGAAATATTTTCTTCCAGCTTTTGATTCTTTTTCTTCAACGCCCTTTATTGTTACAGTTGTTTCCATCTTAATCAACCTCTTGAGAGTATCTTTCACACTCTCCGTTGAAATGGTCTTTGCTTTGACAAATTGGGCATTCTCTTTCAGTTGTTTCCATGTTTTCAACCTCCATTTTTATTTAATTGTTTGATGTCCTAAGGACTTTAACTTTTCTTCGCACATTTCTAAAAATGCTCTTTCAACTATTAGTGCGTTTTCCATTTCTTTAATTCTTGTTTCTGAGTTTCTTTTGACATT